ACTCCTAGGGTTATACCCAGTCCGACACGGGGATGAGTTCATACTTCTTGCCGACTGCTTTGACTGCGGTGAGCGGATCAATACCGGTAGTCTGCAGTGCGACGAACACTTCATAGAGGTCGTCGATAAGTTCTTCGTAGCCCCATAAGATCCGCGCATATGACCGCGCATCCTTGAGCCATTGTTGAGGTTCAATGATTTGATCGTCTAATGTCATAGGTAACTCCGTGGGTTATCAGCAATAGGGTTTCTGTTTAAGTTTAGTCCGCGCATCTGCGGGCTCATCATTACGATAGACACCCAGCGAGTAGTGCTTGCAGTCCAGTGCTGCACCTGCGAGCACTTGCGCGCGCCCCAAGTCTTTGTGTCTGAGGGTGCTGCAGGTGGCGACCATGCGGTAGTGCGACAGATCGCCAGTCGGTGTGCAGGTTACTTCTTCGCGAGCGATGAGGTAGACCAGATGATACTTTGAGGGTAACCCTGCAGGTTCGTAGAGCTCTTCGGCGTCAATGCCCCACAAGCGGATCGACTGACCTCCTACATATATAGTGTCGCCATCCTGCACATAGGCAGGGCCAGCGATGGGCGGGCAGAAGCCAAGCCAGCCACATAATAGTGCACGTATCATAGGTAACTCCATGGGTTATGCTGCACGGCGAGGGTAGGGCATGGGGTTGTGGGCGTAGCAGCGCACAACACACTCACCTTTGTAGTGCTTCTCGGTGATGGCGGGATAGAAGTCGTAGATGTCGTGATAGGCGTACAGGAACTTGTTCATGTCGCTATCTTCTTCGAGGTAGAAGGTGCGGTCGGTGTTGCGGTAGTACGAATACTCAGAGAAATCCCATGGCGCTAAGCCACAGCGAAGGATGTCGATGAGCGGGACTTCGAGCCAGCCATGACCTGCGTCGATGTGGTAAGTGTAGTTGTGCATGGTGTGCATCCTTGTGATGGTGTGATGGTGTGATGGTGTTACCTTGAGGGTTACCCGTCAGGCCGCGAGGCGCTGACGAGCTTGGAAGGCGAGGCGCTGATTCTCGGCATCGATAATCGAGAGGGCTTCGTTGAGGCGGCTCAGTGCTATGGTGACTTCATGGCGCGGCTGCTCACCGGCTTCGTCCCGCATCTTCTGTGCGGCTTCGAGCGCCTTGATGGCTTGCTTGAGCTTGGTCTCTTCGGTCGTGGGCTTGCCTTCGGAGACGAGCAAGCACGCTGTGATCTCGTCATCACTCAGAGGCGCTGTGGCTTTCTTCACAGCACGCGCCACATCCTGATAGGCTGCAGCGGCGGTCTTGGTCTCGTCTTCTGGTAACTCGGCGAGTAACTCTTGAGCCCGCTCAAAGATCGAGAACACGTTCTTGATGTTAGGGTTTGAGCCTGCGTCTAGGGCTTGCTTGAGCTTAGACACCTGCGCCTTGAGCGAATCCTTGTTGCCCTTGTGAACCGACGAGCCGGTCTTACCCTTGAGGTAATGAGCGTAGAGGTGATGCGCATCGGCGGGGCCGAACACGCCATCATTGGCAAGCTGCACGCACTTGAGGAACGCTTTGGGGTAAGCGTCGACGCCGCGCCCTGCATCTGTGCCGAGTGCTTCGAGGGCTGTCTCGCCATCAGTGCGGCGATAGTCATTAGAGAGGATAGCATTCATTGTGGTTACTCCTAGGGTTACGCCCTGCACTATGCAGAGTTGTGGGTTTCAGTTGGAAGTAGAAGTGAAGGTTTCACTTTGGTAACTATTGTGGATAACTGCGCTATGTGGATAAGTGAAGGTTACGTAAAGGTTTCAAGCTGTGGATAAGTGCTGTGGATAAGTGCTAATTATAATTATAAAATCGGAAAACTAGAGAGATTGGGTGTGGAAGGGTGGAAGCGGGGCCGCGTCACATACCGAAGCGCTCCCGTGTCTAATCAATAATAAATATTCATTTTAATAATTATAATTATAATTAGACTTCCCTCTGCCGCATCACCCCACCAGCACGCCGCGCCGATAGAGGCGAATCTGGCCTGCTTCGCTCATTGCCGCTTGCGCGGTGGTGAGCTTTCGGGGTGTCGACGTGTGAGCGTATGGTCTCATTGCGCTTCCACGCACAAACCATTCCGCGCGCTTGCCGGTTTCGATTTCACGGCGAGTTGTGTGGTTGTATTCCCATTGCAGTTTATCAGCGGGGGCTCGATAGGTGTGGGGCATGGCGGGTTACTCCAAGGGTTACAGGGTTGAAGGGTTGAGGGGTCGAGGTGTGTCGCGGGTTGCTATGCCGCGACACACAATCTTGTTTTTGATTTTGGAATAGCTCGACCTGCGAGTGCCTAGCCCTTCTAACGCTGCGAGCGTGTCAGGCTCACGTTTGCGTTAGTCGCACGTCCACATGCAGGCATTCAGGGCTTTGTCCCCTAGGGTATGCAGTGACCTCGTGCATACATACCCGCCGTGTGGCTCGCCCATCTTTTACATAAGTCAACGCGATGGGAGCGTCCGTCCGTCATGCAGGACCAGCGATTTAATTGTCAAACAGCGTATTCGGTAACCTTGTCGGGTAACCTCTTGAGTAGAAGTGAGGTCGAACCGTCTTGGTAACTTTGGCGAGTTACGGGCGGAGTAGATGTGAATGGACATGGACAAATAAAAGAACGCGCAACGCGACGCGCACGCACGCACGCACGCATGGGTACCCGGGGGGGACACTGGACGGGATGGTGGGGGGGTGGGCCTACTGTTCTATGGTACCTTAAAAATATACAGGCTAAAAAAAGTAAAAATGACTCGTGGTGCAAATCTATACTTAAACCGTCAAACGCTCGAATGGTGCACCAAAAGTGCACCGCTTACCCGGTAACCCATTGGTATCATTGAAATGTTTCTGCGCTGGGATCTGGCTCTGCAGTACCAAAAACCGCTCAATGCAAGTAACTGATTTACATAGAAAAAAATAAAAAAATTGTAAGGTTTCCAATAGGTTACCACCTGTAAAAACGGGGTTTCGGCCCGGTTACGTTTGACGGTGAAACTGTTTGGCCCGACCCTCACTGCACCAAATGCGCACCAAAACCTAGGATATACGGTGCACCGCTGTGAGGGTGTTACAATGGCTACGATATACAAAGCTGGCAAAGGTTACCGGGCGATCATCCGCCGTAAGGGCGAAACCCCCATGTCTAAAAATTTCACCGCCAAAATTGATGCGGTAAAGTGGGCTCGGTCCATCGAGGTGGAAGCTGATCAAAAAAATCGCCTGCCGTCAGGTATGGGGATAACTGTCGGCGCGTGTGTGCGGATCTACCGCGATAGCCTTCGGGCTGGATACGGGACCACCAAAGACTGGAACATGCGGCTCATCGAACAGGAGCTGGGCCACCTTAAGCTGAACGAGCTAAGCCGCCACCGTCTCACCCAGTTCGTCAGCAAGCGCGAGAACGCCGGAGCGGGTCCGTCGACCAACGGCCAGACAATCGGATACTTGCGCACCTGCATTAAATACGGCGGGGGAATGCTCGACGCTGACGACGGCATTCAATTCGCCCTGGCGAACATCAGCGTCATGTGGGCGACGATGATGCACACCGGACAGCTCGGGCACTCGGTGCAGCGCAACCGTAGGCCGACTGAGGACGAGTTAGAGAAACTGTTCGACTATTTCGATACTAGACCAAAGTCTAATACGCCGATGACCGATATCATCAGTTTCGCCATCGCCACCTGTATGCGTCGCGGAGAGATCATCAGCCACAAGAGCGGGATACGGTGGGAAGACTTTGATGAGCAGCGCCGCACGGTGCTTATCCGCCGTAGAAAAGATCCAACCACGTCCGCCGGTAGGGATATGGAGGTGCCGCTCTTGAGCGGCCATGTAGTCATACTGAACAAAAAGATCGATCCTGTAGAGATTATGTTGCGTCAAAAAACCGCGCGCAAACGAGAGGGACGAGTATTTCCCTACGCCGACCCCACAATCTGCCTGTCATTCATTCGAGCGTGCGAAGCCCTGAAGATCGAAGATCTGCGGTTCCATGACCTTCGGCATGATGGAATCAGTCGAATGTTTGAGCGCGGTTACAATATTGCGCAAGTTGCAGCAGTAAGCGGCCACAAGAGCTGGAAGAATTTGCAGCGTTATACCCACATCGATGCTGCCAGTTTGCATACTGTTTTGATGTAGTACCAATGATGTTCCAATGTATTTTCAATATATTTTTTATCTATTTCCCTACCTATAACTTTTTGTAATTGTAAGATATTGTATCGGACGATCATAAAATGATAATTTTTTGCTCGTTTAATTACTCCGCAATTTATAAAAGTGGTGAGTGATTCGTGTTTGACCAAAAACAAGCTGACATGCTCTTACGATTCGGACTGCTCACCGAAGAGGAGTTATCCCAAATGCTGAACGTCACCACCAGAACCCTCACAGTGTGGAGGAGTGAAGGAAAAGGTCCGGCCAGCGTGCGGTTGGGCAAGAATATATTTTACCGAGATCAAGACATTCGTACGTGGATTGCAATGAACGTAACGTATCCGCATGAAGGAACCGAGCCTGACAACTGATAAAACCAACAAGAGGGGGGTGGGGATGCCGCAGAATGATCTTAGGTCTGCGTTCAATTTGGTGACAGAGACGGAACTGGCGGAGATGTTGGAGGTCAAAGTCTCCACTCTCGCTGATTGGCGGCAAGCCAATAAGGGTCCGCACAGCGTCAAGCTGGCGAAGACGGTCTTCTACCGTAAAGAGGATATCGAAGAATGGATCAAAGAAAACATAACCATCACTAAGCGAACTTAGGTCCAGGCTAAGCTCGACACGCTTCTACGCTCATTGCGTCTGCGCGGAGCCAGCCGCGCAGCAATCATTCCGCTCATACCATTCGTTGCCGCGCAGGCCGCGTATTGGAAAGCATCTGATATGTGCGACGCAGCATTTTTGTCGGGAAGCGGGCGCAGTTGCCCCGAGCGGCTTTTGGCGTAGCGATACTCACCGTTCATCGCGTTGACGAGAGACGGGCAGCGCAGCTTGTCAAAAATGACCGCAGGACCACCATCTCGCTGACCGAGCAGCCAGCTCTCAACTGCATTAAGACGACGGTCGATTGCGTTGGTGGGGCCGGGGTAGCACATGAACCCCGCACGCTTAAGCAGGTCGAAGGATGTCTCTTCGTAGCTGGTTGAGCGTTGGTTACCGGCGGGGTCGCCAATAATCACCACTGATTTGCCAAGGTAACGCTCTTGCATCAGGGCGGGCCGTAACGCCCGCTCGATATGAAGTTGCAGGCCGATGTCGTCAGCCATCACCTCTTCAAGGACAAGTAAGCGGCCTCGATGGTCAACTTGGCAGATCACACTGCAGGGGTTGCGACCGAAATCTTGCCCCACCAGAAGGGGGTATCCCGACACCGGCTGAACATCTTCCGTCGTGTGGAAAACCATTTTGAAGCTCTCACGGAACACCGCCGAGCCTGAAGGATCAGCGCCATACTGAGCGTGAACGTAACGCGTGCACCAGTCAGCGGAGTTGGAGCGCAGGAAGCGCTCGTAGTAGCTGCGGCCCTGAGCGCGCCGTATAGGGTCAAGCGCGGACAGTTTGAGGGTGTCCGGGGTCTGAGTCAACCACTCAAGGTTTTCTGCCTCATCCTCCATGCCGCCTGGTTGAATAAATATCTGCCAATCCGGGGGCGAGTTGAGGTCCATGAACTTATGCCATGGGGAGCCCATGGAGGGCATGTTCGTATCAGCGATGATACCAAACCATGTTGCGCCGCCTTGTTTAGCCCCAGGGTACCGGCCACAGCGGCCAGCAAGCGGCGATACGATCCCAACATCCATTTCGATGGCTTCCGACATCCACGCCCCCGTCAACTGCATCGACAGGAGGCGTCTCTGGTCTTCCGGTGTGTCCAGAGGGATCAGCAGCCACTCGCTCCTCACATCTCCTATCGAGATGTGAATCGTGTTGTCGCTCACTTTGTATTGTGCAATCCCATCCAGCCATGTCGTAATATCCTTCAACACAGTGTCTTTAAGCTGCTTCAATGTTTGGCGAACGATGGCGAACCGAGTGTAGCGAAAGCCGTCGGGAGCCTTGGCCTGCTCACACGATCTGCGAAACAACTCGAAGAGGCAGGCAGTTGTCTTACCTGAACCTACCGGGCCAGCGATCATTCGACCAAACGCATCGCTTTTCATGAACCGTGCGCAGGTGGCGGGGGCCGTGTAATTGATGGTTGGCATTAAAACCACACAAAAAAAATGAGGGACAGGAAGGATAGAATTGCGGGTCCAAATAGAAGGCCCACGATAATGGAGAGGTTGATGAGAATGGAGAGGTCGATGAACCACCGCATCAGTCTAACTCCTCGTGGTCGATTACCTTCGGGGTTACCTCTTTCTCGAATCGAAGCTGGTTATCTGTCCCCAGATTTATGGTGACAGAGAAGCGCTCGCCTGTGGCTTCCATCCCCACACCGCCCTTCGAAAAGCCCGCCAAGTCACGAAGTAGTTTTCCAGCTTCAACTTTCGCCGAAAGGTTTTCTCCGGCGTCATGGACGCGAGCGTAGAGCTCAGGGAGCCATTCTTCGACCGCAGCCGCTGCCTTGATACGCACGCGTTCTTGCGTGTTCAGAGCTGCGTTCCAACTCGCCGTCTCACTTTCAAGGTAGGAGATAAACCTCGGATTTTGTTGAAGTTGTTCCCAGTTGGCTTGATTTATATTGTGATGAGCAAGAATATCGTCTAGCTCATGAATATCCTGAGCAATCTCCCTCGCCAACTTAAGTAAACTCAAATCGGTTACAGGAAGGTTACCAGTTAAAAGCGATGTTGACGTCGCCATATATTTCCCCAATAGTTGCCAACTACATATAATATACTGTATTCTCGACGTTGTCATCGAGATGATGGCTTAAATGGACAATTTCAATGGCTGAATATGTCGGACAAGGCGTATTGCGGGTCGTTCCTTCTACGCGGCTAGAGGCCGCTATACGCGCCGCAGATCAAGAAAAAGCTGCTGCACAGGATGCTGCTCAACAGCCTGTAATGTCTAATCTTGCCAGTTATATCCGAATGCAATTCGATATGATGAAGCGGCATAGAAACCAACCAAATGCTGGTTGGACAGACCGCCTTCTTCGGGCTCAGCGCGTGTTCAACGGCGTCTATGAGCCGACGCAGCTTGCAGAAATTAGAAAATTTGGCGGGTCAGAAGTCTACGCCCGCATCATCGCAATGAAGTGCCGGGGCGCGGCCTCGCTCTTGCGCGACGTCTACCTTGCCCCTGATAGGCCATGGGGCCTTGATCCAACCTCAGACCCTGAAATCCCGCCGGAGATTATGGCGTCGATCAGCCAGCTCGTGCAGAGCGAGATTGGGCAAATGCAGCAGGCCGGAGTGCCAGTTGATCCAGGCATTATTCGTGATCGCACTTCACAGCTTGTGCAAGCCGCACGCGAAGCTGCAAAGAATAAAGCTGAGAAACGGGCTGAGCTCGCCGAAGATAAGATCGATGAAATCCTTGTAGAGGGAGGCTTTTATAAAGCCCTGTCGGAATTCATCAACGACGTTCCGATGTTTCCGTTTGGCGTGATCAAAGGGCCTTTCGTCAAGATTGTTCCTACCGTGACATGGAAGAATGGGCAGGCGCTTGTTCAGCAGAAGCCTCGCTTGATGTGGAAGCGCGTTTCACCATTCGATGTATGGTGGACGCCGGGAGCTGCAGATATTGAAGATGCGGCGGTCATCGAGCGCGACCGCGTCACTCGCGCCGACCTCAATGATCTTCTTGACCTTCCAGGCTATAACACGGACGCCATTCGCGGCGTGCTGCGCGATTATGGCGCTGGCGGGCTTCACGAAGATTGGGACGCATCTGACGCTGAGCGCGCGGTAAACGAGAATCGCGAAAACCCAATGATCAACCAGTCGGGTATGATTACCTGCCTTGAGTTTCATGGGAATGTTCAGGGTCAAATGCTTCTTGATTGGGGCATGGACGACAAACAGGTTCCAGACGCGCTACGCGATTATTTCGTACAGGCGTGGTTGATTGGGCCGTATGTCATCAAAGTTCAGATGAGTCCAAGCCCGCGCAAACGCCATCCTTTCTTTGTCACGTCGTTTGAAAAAGTTCCCGGCACCCCTGTCGGCAATGGCTTGCCTGATATCCTCAATGATATTCAGGATGTATGTAACGCGTCGCTGCGCGCGCTCGTCAACAATATGTCGATCTCCTCTGGACCGCAGGCAGTCATCAATGATGACAGGTTGGCACCCGATGAAGATGGCGAGGAGATGTATCCGTGGAAACGGTGGCATGTGCAGTCCGACCCGATGGGCAACAATGCCGCACCACCTATTTCATTCTTTCAGCCCAATTCCAACAGCCAGGAGTTGTTGGGCGTCTTCCAAAAGTTCAACGAAATTGCTGACGATATATCAGCGATTCCTCGCTACCTTGCGGGTAGTTCTGCTGGCGGTGCCGGACGTACAGCTTCTGGTTTAGCTATGCTTTTGGGCAACGCCTCAAAGGTGCTCCAGACGGTCGCAGCTAATATTGATCGCGATGTCTTAGACCCGCTGCTTCGTCAGCTCCTTGATATGATTCTTCTCACCGACACTACAGGGATGCTTGAAGGTGATGAGACAGTGAAGGTTATGGGGGTTTCTGTAGCAGTTCAAAAAGAGACCCAGCGCAGTCGTCAGCTTGAGTTCTTGCAGATTACAGCGAACCCGATTGACTCACAGATCATTGGAATTAAGGGCCGCGCCGCCATCTTGCGCGAAGTATCACACAATCTCGGTATGCCTGGAGCCGATATTGTTCCTTCTGACGATGAGCTTCAAAAGGAACAACAGGCTGCGCAGCAGGCTCAGGCAGCTCAAATGGGCGCGATTGCGCAAGGAAATCAGGCTCCCAAGGGCGGGAATGTGAACAACAGTCCAGGCCCTCGCACATCCATTGCCGGAGGTCCGCAATGATCAAGGCTCCTAAAATATCGTCAAAACGCATTCGCCCCGCTGCAATCACGGAGGGCACTGTTCCTAAACCCAAACCAATCGGTTGGATGAAGGGGACAGGCATGAACAAGGGAGGGTTGCCGAACAATATGAAAAACCTCTTCCCCAAAAGTTCCCGCGCCATTCCGCAATATGGAAACGGCGGGAAAGTCATCAGCTCCAAATGTGGATGCTGAATTACCCGGCCAGGTAGGAGAAATATGATGGCAAAATCTAAAGTGATGGGCGCAGGCTACTCTATTGATTTCCCAAAGGGTGGCAGCGCTGGAAAGATGGGCGGCAAGAAGTCCGCTGTTCAGGTTCCCGGCACGACTTCCCCCGCTACAAAGCCGAGCGGCGGTAAGTTTCCAATGGGTGGAAAGGGCGGCAGCGTTCCCAAGGGTGCTTCGAATCCCCAGCGTCCTCGTTGAGGTTTCACATGAAACAGCCAACTAAACCCTCAAAGCAGATTGACCAAGAAGTTCTTCCAAGCCGTCAAGCTCTGACGAAGATTGTGAAGGGCGACCCTTATTATCGGTCGATTCAGAACTATGCGAAGGTCACACCTACTGACGTCTCTGGCGTCGCGCAGATGCACCTCGCAAAGATTTTTGGGTTGCGATGAGTGATCGTGAGTTGATCTTTAAAGCCGCAACTCTTGCGCGAAGCGCTCCCGAGGATTGGAAAGAGTTCTTGGGGGCGCTTACCGTTTATACCGACAATCAAATATCCAACTGTGTCTCGTCGCCGCTTGAGATGCTCCCGCAAAACCAAGGTCGCGCGCAAGCTTCTGTCGCGATCCTTCGTATGTTGCGCGACTGTTTGAAGACCGCCGACCAGATAGAAGGAAAGCGTAAATGAGCACCCTGCGTACCGACGAAAGCGTAAAAATTCCTGCTGCTGTTTTAGCGGCTCAGAATGCTGCGGAAGCCTATTACCAACCCATGGGGACCGAAGCCGATGCCAATGAGGCTGCTGAAACTTCTGAACAAACGAATGGTAATTCAGCACCGGAAGTTCAAAGTTTTAATGAAACTGGCCCTCAAACAAGCGAGACCACAGATCCGCAGGTAACTCGTGAAGTTACCAAGGAGGATGATCAGTCTTGGGAACACAAATATAAGTCCATGAAAGGCCGTTTTGACCGTTCTCAGGCCCAAATTAGCCAACTTTCAGACCAAATTCAGGGCCTTCAGAACGTCATTTCGACCCTTCAAAGCCCGAAAATTAGCTCAAAAACGAGCGAAATTCCTTCGGAAGAGCGTTTTATTACGCCTGAAGAAGAGAGTGATTACGGCCACGATTTCCTCAATGTAGTGGGAAAAAAGGCAAAAGAAGAGCTTTTGCCGATAGTGAAACAGTATGAATCCAAGATCGCCAGTCTAGAACAGCAGTTAGCCAATGTCGGCGGTTATATGCAGAACGACGCACGGCAACGAATGCTCGGTGTACTTGAAGAGAAAGTGCCAAATTGGCAGGCGACGAATAAAGACGAAAACTTTATAAGATGGTTACAGTTGCCAGATCTTTATTCTGGTGCTATTAGACATAATCTATTGAAGGAAGCATACGAGCGGAACGATACCCCTCGGGTTGCAGCCTTCTTTCAAGGCTTCCTCGCTGAAGAGGCTGCGATGAGACCCGCGACAGCGGATCTTGGGGTTACTACGGGCGCATATGCCCCCAAGGTAGACCCAATGACCCTGGCGGCTCCAGGCAGAGCCAAGTCCGCGGCGGCTGATGTCCCCGCTGAGAAGCCCTTCTTCACAAGCGCTCAAATCACGCGCTTTTACGCCGACGTTAACACGGGAAAATTCCGTGGACGCGAGGCGGAGAAAGCCAAAATCGAAGCTCAGATCTTCGATGCACAGCGTGAAGGGCGCATCGGGTAATCTCTTTTGAGGAGCTAACACAATGGCATTTCCTGTCGCCTCTAGTTCAACAACTCCGGTCCTTTGGCCTGCGGGTTCCACAGCATCCAACTACGCAGCTACCGGCTTTATTCCTGCCATCTGGTCGGGCAAGCTGGTCGAAAAGTTTTACGCCAACACCGTCTTGTCCGCGATCTCGAACACCGACTACGAAGGTGAGATCCGCAATCAGGGTGATACCATCAAGATTCGCACCAAGCCCACAGTCACCATCCGTGACTATAAGGTTGACGGCGACCTCGCGATTGACCGCCCCACCGGCAACGTCTTGGAACTGGCTATCGATCAGGGCAAGTATTTCTCGCTCGCTCTTGACGATGTCATGGATATTCAGTCGGACCTCAACATCATGTCGATGTGGGCTGACGATGCTTCCCAGCAGTTCAAGATCACTGTCGACACGGCTGTTCTCTTGGGCATCCTGGGTGGCGCTTCCAGCAACAACCGTGGTGCGACCGCAGGTAAGATCTCCGGTAACATCAACCTTGGCGTCACTGGTACTCCTCTGGCCCTTTCGGCTAGCGGCACCACTGGCGGCGCGGTTGAAGTTCTCGACTCCATCCTGCGTATGGGCCAGACACTCGACGAACAGAACATTCCAGAGGATGGTCGTTGGCTCGTCATGCCGGTCTGGGCTGCGAACCTCGTCAAGCGGTCGGAACTGCGTCAGGCTTACCTGACCGGTGACAGCATCACACCACTGCGTAACGGCAAGTTGGGCATGGTGGATCGCTTTACGATTTACACTTCTAACCTGCTGCCTGCTGGTACTGGAGCCGGTCTCGCAACCGGTGAATACGCGATGTACGCTGGTCATGCCCACGGCCTGACTTTCGCCTCCCAGTTCACCAAGGTTGAAACACTCCGTTCAGAGCGTTCCTTCTCGAACATTCTGCGCGGGCTGCAGATCTACGGTTACAAGGTCGTCGACGGCATCGCGCTGTCTCAGGCTATCGTCACCAAGGCTTAATCCTATTGCCCCTCGACCCTCCCGCCGAGGGGCAATTTTAGGGCCGTCCTGCCCCCCGACCACTGGCCTCGACAGCCGTGGCGAGAAGAAATCGGGCGATGGGCGCTAATTTGGAGGCGTGTAGATGGCGCTAGATACCGTCAGTGATTACATCACTAATGTTCGTCGCCTCCTTCTCGACGAGACTGTGCCCTATCGGTATGGCACAGCCGATATGATCGACGCGCTTAACTTGGGAATCCAAGAAATGGTGCGTCTACGCCCTGATCTATTTTTCAAGGCGATGCGGACAAATGCGATCCCTTCTTACTCAAGCGATAGCACATATACTGCTGTAGCAGTCGACTATCGTTATCGAGGAGCGCTTTTGTATTACGTCATGGGCATGATGCAGCTCCGTGACGACGAATCTACTCAAGATAGCCGTGCAGCCGCGTTCATTCAGCGTTTTTCAGCGCAACTTTTGACGCCGCAGTGAGGGTAAGATGAGCAACGCAACAACCCTCGCCCTTATCGATAATATCAGAATACGCATCCCCGGCGTTACGGATGATGTTCTTAAATTCGAACTTTTCAACGTCGTCGATGAGATGGCGAGAGAAGCACTTCGCGTTGCCGCACCTACCAATGTTGATGATGACCCTGCGAACTGGTTGAGCAGCGAGCTATGGGTTCCCAATTACCAGCCGCTTCTAGATGGAACGCTGGCTCGGTTGTTTTCTCAACCCGGGAAACCGTGGAGCAGTCTTGACCTAGCAAAGGTTCACAGCGACCGGTATTCCGTGTTGATGGGCCTTGCTCGATCTGAAGCTGCAGGCTCTCCGCTTACTGTCTATGATCGGCTGATATCGAACCTTCGAGTTCGTATTCCTGTTGCGCGTGACGCTACTTTCAAGCTCGAAATCTACAATACAGCAGATAAAATCCGTCGAGAGGCGCTTCGTCTCTCCCCCCTAACTGACAGCAATACAGCCTACACGACTTGGTTGCCGTCTGATATGTGGGATAATTGTTACCAGGCGCTGCTGCATGGAGTGCTGTATGGGCTTTATAGCCAGCCCGGCACGTCCTACGCTGCCCCTGAAATGGCCCAAGCGCAGTTCTTGTTGTACCAGCAAGAATTGGAATTGCTTCGTAACGAACAGGCCAACGCCGATAATACTGATATTTTGCGTTTGATGGACGCAGCACGCGTCAGGCTTCCTGGCGCTCGCGACAATATCATTCAACTGGAACTTTTTGCTGCGATCAATCAGTTCTTTCAAGATTCAAACGCTTGGCGCGAAGATATTGATTTCACTGTTTCACCGGGTGTGACTGAGTACGAAATTATTGCCACGTCGCCATCTTCGATCAATCGGCTAATGGGCGTGGTGAATGAGTATGGAACTCAAATCGTGGCTTCGATGCGCGAGCCAGGCGTATTACAACTTTGGAGGATTCCTTCAGAGACAGCTACTTACACTGCACAAGTGGCTCTAACTATCAACAACCCAACTGATCGCGAGGGATTTCCTGAGTATCCAAGTTGGTTCTTGAATAAGTACGGAAACGACCTGCTCGACGGGTTGCTTGCCCGTATGATGTCCCAGCTCGCCAAACCGTATTCTCAACCACAACTAGCGTTGATGCACGGGCGTAATTTTAAACAGGCGATCAGCCAAGCCAAAACCGAAGCAAATCACAGCAACACATACCGCGCTCAAAATTGGCAATTCCCGCAGGGTTTTGCTCGCGGACGTTACCGTGGAATATAAGGAGAAAGTCTGATGGCCGCATTTAATAAGTTCCTCACGTTTACACTTGACCTAGTGAATGGTGTTCACGACTTCGACAATCACTCATTTAAGGTGATGTTGACCAATACCGCTCCGGTAAACACAAACAGCCGCAAGGCTGATATTACCGAGGTTACCGCAGGGAACGGATATGCCGTTGGCGGTTTGTCTGTGACTATGGCGACTAGCGGGAGTGCAGGCACAGCGAAGGTTACAGTAACCTCGGATATTGTGTTCACAGCATCCGGCGGCTCGATTGGTCCGTTCCGATACGCGGTTATCTACAACGACACCGCTACTCAGGCCACGAAGCCACTTATTGCTTGGTGGGATTACGGTGCGTCGATCACGTTAAACGATAGTGAAACGCTCACCGTCGACTTCGACCAGGCCAACGGCATTCTGACGATTTCCTGACCATGACAGTGCTCGTCAAACACAAGTTCACATCGACAGTGCCGGATGGACAAGACACATCGCTTGTCCAGCCTTCCGCTTGGAACGACGGTCACGCCATCACTGGCGGGTCGCTTAAAGTGTTGGGTTTCGACAGCGACGGTAAAGCGACTGATCTGACGCTCGATGCGTCTTTAACCAGTGATGGCTCGACGCTTTCTGTAAGTAGCACAGTGACGGCGACTGCCATCGCACTTTCGATTGCATTGGGGTGATCCATGTCCAACACATTTGTCAACGCAACTGCTGCAAATGTGGGGACCACTCCAGTGGCGGTTTACACTGTCCCCACTGGTAAGAAGTCTATTGTTATTGGCCTTTCGGTTGCCAATATTTTGGGGTCAACGCTTCCAGTAGATGTTCGGATACGAAAAGGTTCTGATAGTAGTTACGTGTACGTTACCAAAGCAACAAGAGTAGAGGCCGGCTTGCCGCTTGAAATTATGCGTGGTAATAAAATAGTCCTTCGTAGCGGAGACGCAGTATATATTTCGGCTCCACTTGATAACGCCTTCGATTGCGTAGTCTCTGTGCTGGAGGATGTCTGATGGCAGACGGTGGTTTTTATTCAGGCACAGACCTTGCCGACAAGACTTTTTATGGATTTCGATTGGACCCGAACACGGGAAACCTCAACATCGAAATTATCAATGATGGTTCTGTCGTTGCGCTTCCGCAAGGCAACATCATTAACAAGAACGACTACAAGCAATGGATTTGGACGCGAGACACGCTTCGCTTCCAGTGGGGTAGCAACGGCCATTTACAGGTGAAATTCCTATGACTCAGTTAATCGACCTTGGAAAACTTCGCTTTAGCTTTGCCGGTGAGTGGAGCAGCACTACGACTTACGAGAGCAACGATATCGTCAAGTACGGCGGTAACGTCTACGTCTACACGTATGCGGTAAGCACGCTGGGTAATCTTCCAACAAATACTACATATTGGGCCTTGATGGTCGAAGGCATCAAGTTCAAAGGTGTCTTCTCTGCTTCGACGGCGTACAAAGTTGGTGATGCTATAGCCTACGGCGGTAAAGTTTATATCGCGGTCTCTGACACAACTGGAAATACTCCGCCAAACGTAACTTACTGGTCTCAGTTTGCTGACGGTATCCAGTACGAGGGCGTCTATTCAGACTCTGGGCAGTACCAGAAGAACGATATCGTGTCCTACGGAAGCTCGGCGTACATCGCGCTTCAAGACACCAGCGGCAATCTGCCGACCAACGGAACCTACTGGGCTAAGCTCGTTGAGGGTGT